TGACCTTTCGTGCCTTGTATTTGATCGCGCCATCGAGCCAAGCGCGTACGGTTTTAGCGAGTACTTCCTCAGCTCGCGCTCGTACGCCTGAGTCGTTCGTAGCATCGTAGACGAAGTTGCGAGCAGGAACGAATCCGCTGCGTCGCTGCGGCAGCGCGACTCCCGCTGCAGCCTGAGCCCAAGTAATGCGCTCAGGTGCTCGCCCAGTTCCACGCGTTCGATGACCGCTCACGATGAACCAGCGATACCACGCACCTTGACTATCTCCACGCGTAGCTCCAGCTTTCACGCCGACAACGGCTGCAGGACCATTGAACTTTGCCTTCCGTGCAGCAACTGCACCGCGCAGCCGTCCAGTCCGGACTGGAGCCTTAGCCTTGACTGGTTTCACCATCGTGCGCGCTGCGTTGAGCGTTGCCATTTGCAGCATCGTGCGAAACTTTCGGGGATTCGATGCCTCAAGGAATCCGAGCCTGAACTCGTCTACATCGCGCAGTGATCCCTCAGTCAAGTAGACCAGTCCGGAACGTTTAGGATCGACCACGCTTCACGTCCTTCGGCTGCATTTCGGCGTGCAGTGCCCACGCTCGGAGCACTAAGTGTAGCGGTGCATCCTCAACTTCCCACGGAAACTTGCCGAACTTCTCAGCTAATACGTGGAACACGATTTCGGCTGGTGGAGCGATCGGCTGCCCCAAACTTATTTGACGAGCAGCCAGCCTCAGCCTTTTGGGAGAGTTGCTGCCCTCTCAAGGAATGCACTAGCTGCAGCATCGAGAGCCTGAATCGGAGCCTCAAGCGGATCACTCGTTGGATTGCCGTCAAGATCCTTCCAGCCCTCAACGCTCAGGATCATTCGTGTGTACGCCTGTAAACGCTTTGCGTTTGAATCGCTCTCCAAATCAATCAGCACGCGTGCCGAGATTCGCGTGAGCGGACGGAACGTCGCGTGCCAGCCGGAGAACTCGCCCTCAAGGTGCACGATTACTGGATCGCTAGTTGTGTCGGTCATATCCCCTCCTCCTAGTTTTTAGACTACGGTCGAGTCGACAACGGCGAATCAACCCAGCACAGAATGCTGTTCGTTCCATTGCTTGCGAGCTGCAGCGTAACGGTGTTGAGAATCAGCCCATCGGATTCGCTGCCGATCACGCTGACATTCTCAACCACGCCGCAGACGTTCGCAGTGAACCCGTAGCCGTTCGCATCGATACCCTGCACCTGCACGAACTTCGTCGTGCCGATATCGCCGACGGGGAATGTGGTCGTCGCGTTGCTATTGGATGCGATCGTGAGCTCCAACGTGCCGTCTAGCGCACCAGTGTAGGCAACGCCGCCAGCATTCACGTTAGTCGTTGAGCCATTGAGCACCTGCAGAGGCGCAGCCCCCGGAGTCAGGCTGAGGTTCCAGCTAGTGATGAAGCTCGAATAGGCTGTGCCAGTTCCAGTCTTGGCGGTGATCATTGACGAGTGGGTTTTCAGACCGAACAATCGTCCCGGAATAAAGTACTGAGTAGCGAATGCAGCAGTGCTCGTATCCGAGCTCGTGCTTAGTGCGCGACCTGCCCACGTGCTGCCCATCTGGAGCAGTCCGGACTGATCCGCGCTGAGGCTGATTTCAGTTGGAACGCAGCCGTCAACGACGAACTTCTGCACGCCGTCTGTGAGATACAGCGAGTAAGTTTTCAGCGTGTCTACATCGGTCTGGCTCGGAGCATACGCCCACGTGTATGGACCAGCACCCGATGCGGTAATCGTCGCGAGCGAATCGAACAAGATCGGAAGCGTTCGCAGCGATGCTGGAGCTTCACCGATTGTGACGACTGGAGCCTTTGCTGTGATCGTTGCCGATGCAGCGACGCGGCGTGGGCGAATGCCGACGCTCTTGTCCTCAGCTAGGTCTACTACAACGCCAGCGTCGATGATGCCAACGATATCCGTATGCAGAAGCTCGCCGTTTGCATCGTTGAATGTAGCTGGCGTGCCGTAGGCAGCTTCGCTCTTGACGACGACCTTCGTGAATGACTTTGCTCCAAGCGTTGGCATAACTATTCGTTCTCCTTATCAATCTTGTTTGGCTTAGGCTGCACGATCTCAACGAGTCCTGATGCAGCGAGTGACAACGCGACTGCAGCGTCCAAGTCTACTACATCGTCCGATGCTGGGAGATACGGGTTGTTGTCCGGACGTGGCTGCACGACCTTGACTTTCAGAGTTCGCAACGTATCAGGCACTTACATTCACCCCTTCGAGTACGCTCACTTGCAAGTCAGCCGTGATCGTGAGGAACACGGTGTCTGCCCAAGTATCAGTTCCGATTGTAGTAGAAACGACGATCGCCTGAGCGACCCCCGCTGTGTTCAGCTGCACCTGCCCATCGAATACCCCGCGCAGCCACGCACGCCACGTTAGGAGATCAGCATACTTGCGCGCCATATCAGCTTGCTCGTTGAGATAGATCACAACGCTGACGGAGAGCACGGTGGATCGAGCACCTCCCGCGCCGTAGGTAATCGTATCTCCGGAAGGGATGCAGACTGCCGCAGGAACCACCGCGAGATTGTCTGGCGGGGTTGCGTGCGCTGCTCGGAGCTGATAGCCCGTAGGCTGCGTAGCTGCTAGGAGCCGAGCTGCTACCGCCTGATGAATCGTGAGATCGTCCATCAGGCTGAGATACCGCCGCGCAGTCGATATGGCTCGAGCAGAACCTGCGCCTCAGGATGCAGAGCTCGACTCATTCGCATCACACCGCCGAGATCAGCCGAGCCGATCACGCCGAACGGCGCAGTCCGGCTGCTCCAGACCGCGCCAGCCTGAATCAGTGCAGCTTGTTTCACGGCTGAAGGTACGGAGGGGAATCCGAAGGTGCCGACGACCTTCACGCCTAAGTAGCCGAGAGGAAATAGGCGCGTGTCCTGAATGTTCGTATCGATCTCCGTATACGGACGACCGTCAAGTGCCGCATTCTTAGGAGCCAGAATATACTCAGAGGCTGACCAAGTAGTTTCGTAGGTTCCGTCCTCATCGTCGTCAGTCTGCAAGGTCGTGACGGTAACGATCGGATCGGTCAGGACATACTTGAGATCTTCAGTGGTGTAGTAACGCGTCTGGCTAGCCGTGATCCCAAACCCGACCTTCGTATCAACATAGTTGTTGATCAGCTGATCGGTCGCGTCGAGCACGGACTGCAGCGCAGTATCGTCGGTGCTGTCCGTGATCCCGATTGCGGACTTGAACTCAGCGAGTGTGGCGTAGCTCATCAGTCGTTACCTACCTTCAGGACTTGAATAGACGGCGTGCCGGATGCAGTGATTCCGTAGAGCTTCGCATTCGCTGGAAGTGTAATCTCAACTGGTCCAGCGGCTGAATCAATGCCCATCCCAGTAGACGACAGCACGTCAGCTGCGCCGATATAGACGATCGTGCCAGTGCGATTGTGTAGCAGAATGCGGCAGCCATCAGAGTCAGCCTGAACGATCAGAGCTGCGGTTGTTCCCATCGCAACTTGCGCGCTCGAAATATCAGCCACGATGTACCGCCTTTCGTTTCGTTGTGATCGCTCGTTCTAGTTTCTGATCGAGCGAAGTTTCCTCTCGAAGTGTATCCGTTGCGGGTGCGAGCGGCACAGCATACGCGTGTGCGATCAATGCGAGAGCTTCGTCCTTAGGGAGATCCATCACGCCGCCGCGTGGAGCCCACGGAGTTCCATCTCGTGATCCCGCGACTCGCTGCAGCATCCGGACAAGCATCAACTCTCCTTGCAGTTGCGGGGGTGGAGCCGTAGCCCCACCCCCGACAACTTACCGAACTTCTAGTTCAGACTAGACGTTCGCGCCCTTGAAGGACTTCACTGCGCTCGCCTCAATGAGACCAGTCACGCCGCGCACCTGAATGCGATACGTGATCAGCCCATTGGCGAATGCGAAGTCAGTGCTCGACGCGATGTCTACGCCACCGACGAGTACGGTTTTGATAGCTCCGAGATCACCGAACACGATTGACAGAGCCTCATCACCCGTATCCACCAGCGGTCCGCTGTAGACAGGGAATCCAAGGATCGTGTCAGGACGCGTGAGATCGCCCGGAATGAAGATCGGTCGATTCTGGGAATCGAGCAACTTCATCACGCCGCCCATCGTCGCGTCGTTCATAATGAACCCACGCTTGACGGCACGACGATACTGCTGCTTGACCGAATAGATCAAGTCCACAAGGTCGGCGTAGACTGGCGCAACTGCTGCGCCCTGCTTGCCAACCGTTG